CTATTAGGTGCGTTCACTTGACTTGCCCTTCGGACTCTATCAAGTCCTCCGGACGGATGCGTTCACCTGCAATGCATCCTGCAGCTCACACTATCTCACACATAATCTCGCCCCATAAAAGTGAGCATCGCAGGGTAGCTAGGGTCACTCTTACCGAAATACGCATAAAAGTGAGTTTAGGTGAGGTTCCTACGGCCGGTGGTCCAACAAAGGGAGCCAGAAAATAGAAGTGGTAGGAAGCCAACTAGACCTCAAGCCGCAGAGATCGCTGCACTACCTAAAACGTCGCGGGGGTTTACACCACTAAGCGCGAGCGCGGAGGCCAAGCATCTTCAAGAGCTTGTGCCGTTCCAACTGAGCCTGCCGGGATGACTCACGGAAAGAATCCTCGAGCTTCGGTGGCAGGTGCAGGTACGAGAGCCGACCCATCTCGGATCGGATGTCCTTCATCACGGCTTCGATGTCGTCGACTGCGGCCGCGAGATTCTGCTGCCGGGTTTCACTGCCCGACTTCGTGCGTCGACGGTAGAGCTTCCGAAGACGAATTGCCTCGGTTGAGGCGGTGGTCGCTTGCTCGATGAGAAGTTCGATTCGGGTGGTGTCAACCATGGACAGAATCATGGCAGCCGGTACAGCCGGAAAGGGTAGGAAGGCTTCCGATGTGCCCAAAAAAATCTAGGGAAGATCGAACAAAGACGGGGCGTAGAGCACTTTTTGTTCGGCCGGTTTCTAAAAAAGCCCGCAAATTGCGTACTTCTGCTAGGGCAAGTGGTAGGAAGGTACCCCCTAGAGCTTCATAGCTGGCAAGGGATTGCTCCACCTGCCCCCAGCCCCCTCTATAGGAGGGGGAGGGGCTGGCGCTATCCCCCTTAGTTCGCAACAAACGACACAAACTTTTAGAAGCGGCCGACAAGGAGAAAGAGCGGACGCTGAAACCTGCCAATAGCGGAGGCTCTGACACACCTCGCGTCATCATTCAGTGGAATGGCGAACCGATTGACTAACGTGGCCCGCGCTCTGGCGGAGGGCAAGGCACTTCCGGCGCCTCCCCCAGCAGACACATACGCGGCCGCAGGTCTCCCTGTTGGCGGAGAGACAATCCCGCATACCTCGCGTCTCTCCCAGCGTGAGGCTCGTCGCCACATGTCCTCGTATGGTGGCGAGCAAGCCATTGACACGGTCAACAACTGTGTCAACACTTATCTGGACGCACTCACATTGGCTGAGTGGGAGTTCCGCAAGGATGGCATGCCTTACTTGCCTCACCTTCCAAAGGAGGCACCGCCGGAGACGTTTAAGGCTCCAGAGGATCTGGTGCGGCTGATCGAGAATCCAAACCCTTGGCAGAACTGGGACAACTTCATATCCCTCGCGGTGACGGACTACTTGATGATCGGTAACTTCTATTGGCTTAAGTTCCAGACCACTCAAGGGTCGGACAAACCGTTGGCCCTGTACCGCTTGAACCCGGCCGATGTCAATGTGATCCCCGGCAAGCGGGATCTGATCGCCGGCTACGAGTACAGGATTCCCGGCCGTGGTCAGCCTGTCCGCTTTCCAGCCGACATGGTCATCCATGGCATGCGGCCGAATCCGCACAACCCTTATTTCGGATTAGGTATAGTGGCGGCGGGTGCTCGGATGCTTGATGTGGAGCTGGCGTTGACTGAAACTCAGGCCCAGTTCTTTGAGCAGGGTGCAAAGCTCTCGGGCGTGTTGCAGTCTGACCGGCGTGTTCCAGATCCAGTGTTCAAGAAGATCACGATGCAGTTCCGCAACCTGTACTCGGGCAGCAAGAACGCTTACAAGGTAGCTATTCTCGAACAGGGTTTGCAGTTCAAGAGCATTCAGCCCACTGCGGCCGAGTCAGAGTTTGTTGCCCTGAGCAATCTTTCGTTCGAGCGGATCTGCCGCCTGTTCCGTATCCCACCAGAGCTTCTCCAAGGCGCTCCGCGTCCGGGGATCATGCAGGAAGCCAAGCGTCAGTTCACATCTGACACGATGGCACCGCTGCTCAAAAGGCTGAACAACATTATTTCTGACGCGCTTACCGAGCCGGGCTGGGGTTATGAGTTCTTCATGGATTACAAGTATGTGATGCCGCGTGAGGATCAGCTCAAGCTGGTTGCCGGGATCGCCACTTTGCCGGGTATCAGGATCAACGAGATTCGTGAGGAGGCGGGCCTTGAGCCACTGCCTAAGAATGAACTGGGTGATGATGGCAAGCCAATCGGTGACATGATCATTAACCTTCCGATGCCTTCAACGGAGCAGCCCGGCGGCGTAGCTGACCAGCCTCTCCCGAATGAAGTTGGGCGGCCTCCGAAGATGGAGAACACCCTTGCGTTCCCTCAGCGTGGCTCGGGTGCCAAGCCGAACAATTCTGGTAATGCGGCGCCACCTCACAGGGCGGCTCCTAAGAGTGGAAAGGCCGCACTTGAGGAAACTATCAACCTGCTTGAGGAAGCCCTTTCAGCGGCCGGAGAAGTGCCTGTGACGCACCGTGTGGATACTGACCAGCTTGCTCGTGACTTGGAGACGCTGGTTCTCGTGGACGGAAAGGGTTTGGGCAAGAATGAGCGCGACCAACTGTTGGGGATGCTGCCAAGCGTTCCGGGCTGGCGTCACATTGAGCAGCATGCCAGCGACCTCGCCCTTGGGATTGAGTCTGCTGTGAACGAGGGTGCCCGGCGTTGCTATTCAGCCGAGCAGATCTTGTCTGGCTTTGCGGTGGAGAAGTTTGATGGGGTGCTTAAAGTTATTTCTGACTGGGCCTTCCAGCATCCTTTGCCACCAAGTGTATGACGACGCCGGCTCAAACTATTTCGATGACGCCTACGATGCGATCTGCGACATCATCGACACGGATCACCGCGCTGTTGTCTTGATGATCCCCGGTCCAGTGGGTGTCCATGTCGTTAGTTCGCGGATGCCAAAGACTGGATTGCAGTACGCCTACAACGAGAAGCCAGCAGAGCGAGCCAAGTTTGCGATTGGTTTGATGCTTAAGGCTTGTGAGCGGTTTGACCTTCCTCGTGATGAGTTGAGTGAAGAAGCCCCAGAGGATTTCTTTGCGGAGGAGGGTGACCCGGATGAGTTATAAGTCCCCGGACGCTGACGATTTCTTCTTTGTGTGTGATGTGCTTGCAAGCCAAGGGTTGGCCGTGTTGGATGCGATGTGCCCATCGTGTGAGAAGCACCCGCTGATTGTGTTCAGCCCAACTGATGGATCCAGTGAGGAGTATCGCGGTTGTGTTAACTGTGATGGCATGCACCTCTGGCCTCGGATGGAAGACCTTGACGATGACATGTGCCGGGAGTGCCAGCACTGTGGCAAGTGCTCAACCCATGATTGTGGCAACTGTGGGATCTGTGAAGAGTGCGGCGAGGAGATCGTCGAGGAGGACGGCTCGTGCGATTGCGTCTTTGAGATTACTTTTGAGCCTGAGTTTGACATCAACGATAAAGGAGAAACGGATGAGAATCCTGACACCAATTAGCCAAGCCCTTGCCCTGATCATGATTGCTGGACTGTCGACGGGTGTGCCCGCCCTTGCTTTTTCAGTTGGTGGTTTGATCGTGGTTGTGGAGATCCTAGCGGCCGTGATGCTCGCTCAGGACATGGACGCTGGGTAGCTGTCACAGCAAAGCCTATTCTTCTTCACATGGCTATTCCAGAGTTTATGCGCGGCGGAGAAGTAGGAAGCTCCACCAAGATCACCCAGAATCCTTTTGCTGCTGAGATCACAAGCTCGGCAACCGTTGGCGAGAATGGAGTGCAGGTTGCACTCGCTCCCAACCCAGTAACGCAAGGCCCAGTGCCTTCCGTAGTTGACACGGCCGTTGGCGGACCTTCGCCAATCCGTGGCATTCCAGCACAGCTTGAGCACGACGGTCCAGTACCGTCAGTGGTCGATACCTCGACTGGTGGAGCGACTACCGGCCCAGCCGGAACCTTCCCCGGTTCGATGCGTCCGCCGTCAACGGTGGATACGTCACGGAACAGGTAATGTGCTGCAGCCGGACCACTACAACTTTGTAGTCCGGCAAGGTACGACTTGGCGTAGTACCTTCACCCTGTACCAGACTGATACGTCTGGGCCTGTGATGGACCTGACGAACTACTCGGCAGCATTGACTGTGAAGGACACCGACAGCGGTGCCTACACAACTCCGGCTGCTACTCCTCTTCTTTCTCTGACCTCCCCCAGTGGAGGTATTACTCTTGGTGGGACTGCCGGTACGCTCACGGTAGTACAGACTGCCACACAGACCTCGGCTTACACTTGGGCCAGCGGCGACTACCGGCTGACGCTCACAGCGGGCAGCGGCGGCGACACCGATGTGTACCTGTACGGAAGCGTTACCGTCGAGAGGTTCTAGATGCCTACTCAAGTCAAGGTAGTCACAACGAACAATCAAGTCAGCCTTACAAAGGTCAACACAAATGTAAAGGTTGTCGAGAGCCTTCCGGGCGCTCAGGGCATCCCCGGCGTGGCTGGTGCAACTGGTCCCGCAAACACGCTGAGTGTCGGTACCGTGGCTCAAGGGACGGCGGCTGTGACAATCACGGGAACCGCACCGGCCCAAACATTGAATCTAACTCTCCCGAAAGGAGACACGGGTGCGACAGGTACGCAAGGGCCGACTGGTCCAACTGGCAGCACAGGAACAACAGGGTCAACTGGCCTCACAGGTCCGACCGGCCCGCAGGGCATCAAGGGCGACACGGGAGCGCAGGGTCCAACAGGCCCGACTGGCTCTACAGGAGCTACGGGTTCACAAGGACCACAGGGTGTAGCTGGTAACAGTTTCACTTGGAAGTCCAACTGGTCTTCCGCTACAGCGTATGCTGCTCAGGATGCCGTTGAAGGTTCTGACGGCTCCTCCTACATTGCCACGCAGGCAAGCACCAACCACGACCCAACAACTGACACGGCCCACGTTTACTGGGACACGCTGGCGATCAAGGGAACCGTGGGGCCAGCAGGTCCGACGGGCAGCACTGGATCAACGGGTTCAACCGGGCCGACTGGTTCGACCGGGCCTGCGGGCACCACTGGAGCTACAGGTTCAACAGGATTGACAGGAGCCACAGGAGCCACTGGGGCAGCAGGTACCAACGGCACCAACGGCACCAACGGCACCAACGGCACCAACGGCACCAACGGGACTTCGGGTGTCATCGCGGTCACAGCCCCGATCACAAACTCGGGCACATCATCTTCGGCGACTCTTGGCTTTGACGCGACCGCAACGACCTCGGGTGTCACTCCATCCTCGTCAGCCAAGATTGTTAGCGCTGCTACCAGCCAGTCTGGAACAGCGATTAGCACGACGAATAAGGTGCTGGACAAATCCACGGCTATAGCGTGTATGCCCCTAATAGGCCAGCCCGTCGCCGCAACTTTGTTCTACACGGCCCCGGCCACAACAGCAGCGGGAATTACCTTTGGGGAGGCTAATGAGGTTTGTATGCCAATTCGTTTTCCAGTTGATGTGAGCATTGACAGGCTTGGCATTGTCATTGGAACAACTGCATCAGCGGCGGGCGGAGTTGTACGGCTTGGAGTCAGAAACGACAATGGCTCAGGGCGACCCGGCACCGTTCTCTATGACGCGGGAACCGTGGCCTCAACAACAGCGTCAGGCTCACAGTTTACCACGGTGTTCACGGCAGTTCCGCTATCCGCTTATGTCTTGTATTGGATCTCAATGACACCGCAAGGAACTCCTGCGGTTACAAGAGGAACCATACGCCAATCAACCTACCCAGCCGCACTTCAAGTTCCATCGTTTTCAGCAACAACGCCAACGGGCGGAGCGTATGGATACAGAACAGCGGCGCTTGTTACTGATACAGGAACTACAACGGGCGCACTTGGCGCAACCTTTACTCCCGCTGCAAGCATCTCAAATCTAGAAATCCCCGGATTGTTCATGCGGTTTGTCTAGTGTCACTCCTCTCAGCACAATAGACTGATGGGTAAGTTCAACTGGGAGTTCAGCCTTGAGGGCAAAGCCGTCGAAGAAGATGGCGACCTCTACATAGCTGGGTACGCTTCCGACTTTGACATCGACCGCGATGGCGAGTACATTGAGCCGGGCGCACTGCAGAAGGCACTGGACTCCTACATGGAGAACCCCGTGCTCTGCTACCACCACAAAATGTCCGAGGCCATGGGCCAAGTTGTTGAGGCCAAGGTTGACGGCAAGGGCTTGTGGATCAAGGCTCGTGTTGACCAGCCAGAGCCGGGCACCGAAGCGGCCAACCGTTTTCGTCAAGTAGCCAAGGGAACTCTTCGTGGGTTCTCAATCGGCGGTTTCTTTCGCAAGGCCGTTGCCAAGGGCAAGACCATGATCCACGAGATCGACCTTGTTGAGATTTCCCTGACCCCCACGCCGGTCAACCCCCGGACGCTTGGCACCGTTGTTGGCAAGGCGCTCGACGATGACACGGGCGAAGAGCAGGAGACCCCACTGGTCGAAGCTCTTGAAACCGCGCTTGGCTCAGTCGTGACTTTTTACTTCATGGCTCACGGCTCACACTGGAACGTAAAGGGGCCAGCCTTCGGTGCCTACCACGAACTCTTCCAAGAAATCTATGAGGACACCTACGAGTCGATCGATCCAATCGCCGAGCAGATGCTCAAGCTCGGAGTCGACGCTCCCTGCTCCCTCGTTGACTTTGTTGAGGAGTCCGCGCTCTCACAGCCAGCCCTCGTCAACGATGCGCCAGAGACTCTGGTCAGCAACCTGCTGACGGGCAACGCTGAACTTCTTGTCGTGCTCAACACACTCTTCTCATCGGCTACCGCTGTGAACCAGCAGGGGATCGCCAACATGGCGGCCGACCGCATTGACGCTCACATGAAGTGGGCGTGGCAGCTTCGCAGGTCCATCCAGAACCCTAACGAACCCGTTCTGGATACGACCGCACTTGACACGCTTGAAGCAGCCTTCAAGCAGATGTCATAACTCACAGTAACTTTTTCGTTACCTATTTTACGACCTGCGTCACGCGGCAAGTGGGATGGCAAAGCAGTTACTAACCAATCACTACCCATTTAGGGGAAACAAAAACAATGTCAGAATCAAACCAGTCGCGTGACGAGCAGGGTCTCGCTGACGTAAGCGCACGTTTGGAAGCACTGCAGGCTCAGGCCGCAGGACTTCTTGACCACGCTGCATCAGCCGACGCTCCCGCCGACGCGAAGTCTCTGCAGGCAGAGCTTGACGTTCTCAAGCCAGCCGTTGCCGCAATGGCAGCAGAGCATGAAGATGTAAAGGGTCTCAAGGAGCAGGTCAGCACTCTGACCAGCGCCATCGAGGGTCTCCGTAAGCCAGTTGACTATGACTTCGGTGGCGGACTGCCAGTTGAAGTTACAGACACGGGCGTGTACAGCCGCAAGTCACTTGAAATGGGTGGAGAGAACCACAGCTTCTTTGCTGACGTTCTTGCAGCCAACAAGGGTGATCGTGGAGCACACGAGCGTATGGCAAAGGCATGGGGCGGAAAGGCAATGACCGAGGGCAACATCTCGGCCGCAGCCACCTACTCCTCAACCGGCGGATACCTCGTTCCACCAGAGATCAGCTCTGAGCTTGTTGTTCTGCGTGAGCAGGCAGCAGTTCTCCGTAGCATGTGCTCGGCGATTGCCGTTGACAGCTCCTCACTCCAGATCGCATCGGTAACTTCGGGAACCAGCGCATCATGGGTTGCAGAGCTTGCAACCAAGCCAAACACCGACATGGCGTTTGGTCAGATCACCGCGAACATCTTCACAGCAGCCGGACTGGGAATCATTTCCAACCAGCTTCTTGCAGATGCCCGCACCTCGATTGACGCACTGATCGTTTCCGACCTCGCCAAGCGTCTTGCGACACTTGAAGAGATCGCTTTCATCAACGGTTCCGGCACGGCACAGCCACTCGGAATCCTCGGCACCAGCGGAGTCAACTCGACCACGCTGACATCAACCACGATCCCAGATCTCCTTGACGCTATTGTCTCGGGAATCACGGATGTACAGACGAACTATCAGGGTAACCCGACTCACATCCTGATGCACCCACGTACTTGGGCGCGGATTGTTAAGGCGAAGGAAGCAAGCTCGCCATCGACATACCTGATCGGCGCAGGCGCAACGAGCTTCGGCCGTCGCGGCTCCGATGCACTTCCGGGTGGAGAGCTGTTCGGACTCCCAGTGGTGCTCACCAAGAACATACCTACGAACCTCGGCTCAGGAACAAATGAGTCCCGTGTAATCGTTGGTAACTTTGGTGAAGGACTCATCCTTGATCGTCAAGGAATCACCGTTGACCAATCACCACACGTTTACTTCAGCACGAACCAGACTGTGTTCCGTGCAGAAGAGCGCGTTGGATTCACCGCAGCCCGCTACCCCAAGGCATTCTCCGTGATCAGCGGCGCTGGCCTTGCAGCCGGTTGATAAGGAGGACATGTAAATGTCTGAAAGCACACAAGTACAGTTCGACGCTGACGGCAACGTAGTTTCCGTCATCCTCGATCAGCCAGTCGGCGCCGACCATCCCCTTGCAGTAAACGGGGCAGTCGACAGCGGACCAAGCACGTTCGACCATTACAAGGAAGACGCTTCGGCACCAGCCGCAGCTCCTGCCAAGAAGTAGTCGAATCAGTTCAGCACCATTGACCAGCCCCTCGGTTCCTAGTTGAGCCGGGGGGCTGTTGTCGTGGCCGCCCGTAGACTCGTCTAATGGCTCAGTCTGAAATCATTACCCTTAACCAGCTTAAGGATTCACTTGGTATTCCTTACTCGGATACCACCAAGGATCTCAAACTGGAGCAGGCCATCAGCAGTGCTACCTCAGCTATTCGTACTTACCTCGACCGAGATTTCGGCACCAGTGTTGTAACGGAGGAGCGCGAGTTTGTTTATGACGGCTCGGGCATCCTTGAGATGGACGACTGTGCTCTGAACTCGATCACGAAGGTCACGGTTGCCGAACGGCAACTCAGCACTCGCGAGTTCTTGGCCCAGCCGATGCGCCGCAGCGCCGTCCACTACTGGATGGTCCTTGCACCCTCTTACGGCATCAGCCCGGCGATGGGTTTCACATGGAACCTTGACACCTACTACCTGTATGCCAACCCGATTACTTACACGCTTCGCGTGAAGGTCACGGCGGACTGGGGCTGGCCTCAGATTCCCGATGACATTCAGCAGGCAGCGATCTACACTGCGGCCGCGATGGCCGAGTCGCCCAAGCCTTACATGTCTCAAAACTTTGAGAGTTACAGCGTCCAGATGCCAACTCCTTTCAATGAGGCCATACCTGCTCGGGCTAAATCACTGCTCGATCCTTACCAGCGAATCCGACTCTAATGTCAAGAGTGGGCTTCGGGACTACAATCCAGTTCAGAGACAAAAACGTACAAATGTGGGCGCAGCGTACTGACGCTAAAGCAAAGCGCGTGATGCAACAGCTCTGCGAAGAAGGTGCTCAGATTTCCCGCGACCTTGCACCAGTGGGCAAACCAGAAGTAACATTCCACGGCGGAAATCGTCGCGCCCCCGGAGAACTCAAACGATCCATCGAGGTGTTCATCACTCCCGGCGGCGGTCAGTGGGGGTCAAAGCTGGATTACGCACTTGCGATTGAGAAGGGGGCAAAGCCGCACCCCATTTCAGGTAACCCATTCTTGTCTTTTCCTCGGCGGACTGCAATAACTAAGACGGCAGTGTCAGGTAAGAACGCCGGGCACATCATCACTCGTACCGTCAATCATCCCGGTAACGCGCCTAAACCTTACTTGCGCCCCGCGTTTGATCAGATCAAGCACAAGATTCTTCCGGCTCTGCGAGCAATGCGATGAGCAGCCCCGCAACAAACGCTCGTCTTGTGTTGATGAGCCTGCTTGAAGAAGAGTTTGCCTCTGATAACTTTGCAATTCGCCCAGACAGGCTTGACGGATCTCTCGGACATGACGGTGCTGTGATTGGTGTGTACCCGGTGCGAGAGCAGCCGAACCCGTCTGATCGCATGGAGCTTATGACTACTTTGCAGGTGCAGTTGTTTGGGGCGTGGACGCCGCAATCTGATCCAAATGAGGTAGTTGATCCGACCACAGCCGAACAGTGGGCAGCACGTTTTCGTCAGAAGATAGCTGACTATCAGGGCGTGGGTGACGCAACAGTTTGGTGGTTTCAACTTGACGGAATCGAGTATGTGACTGATCCAACAGGCAACATAACTAGGTTTACCGCAACAGTTACGGCGCGTGGGGCGAACCCGGCCTATTAGCTGTCACAGCAAACCTTATTCTTCTCCTCATGCCTAACTTCACCAAGTCTTCCGACGCCGTTAGCGGCGCAGTTTTTGTAAGCACTCCAGATGGCGACTTTGTTATCCCCGCCGATGGACACCTTGAAGTAGAAGAGGCACTTGCTGCCGAGCTTCGCCTCATTCCATCATTGGTTGAGGTTGAGCCAGTAGAAGACACGCCAGCACCGAAAGCTGACGCCGCCCCGGCCGAAGCTCCAACCAAGGAGAAGAAGTAACACATGGCCGGACTTAGAGGCAACGTAGCATGGTGGGCCATGGCAAAGCAGACGGCCAAGGGTGTAACAGCAGCTTACGCTCCGTCCAAGATTCCTTTCGTCGGCGGTGGCATCTCCGTAACTCGTGAGACGGCCAACCTCGCAGAGACCGATTCTTCACGCGATCAGGGTGTCAGCTACGTCACGCGCTCCGGCGTCGAAGGCGGACCTGAGACTTACGTCCGTAACTCCTC